TCTTCTTTTGTTATCATTCTCTTTAATTTTTATTATTACACCAGGATTCTTTTTATCATAAATAAACTTTTCAAATACAGGTATCATATTATCTGCATTATCATCAGGTATCCAGTTATTTTTAACCATATCATCTTGTACTGTTTGTGCAGGATTTATATAGTCAAATTTATGTTTAGATCCTCGTATAAATGTAAATGAAATTTTTACAGGTTTTTCATATTTATCATACTCAGTTTTAAAATCAGATGCGTACTGTTCATAATATTTTTTAGTATTAGTTCTATATGCCATAACAGTTTTACTTGCTATGAAATATTTGCCAGTCCATCTTCTACTGTTTTTACTACTGGGTACATTAAAAGGAATAAACCATTCTTTATCTTTCATATAATACTCTTTTAAAGTAGGGTATAAGCAATTTTTTTATGCTTTTAGCACCATGCTTTGCAACAGCATCTGAAATGTCTTTTTCTAAAGGCATTACAAAACCATCAATGTTGTAAGTTTCTTTGTATTTATTAACTGCTTTTTTACCTGCTTCATCATTATCAAAAAGTGTTATTACTTTTTTATATCTTTTTAATAGATTATAAATGATGATAGGTTTAATCATAGAGTTCTCACTCTCTGGAGCTATAGCTTCTACATTGTATTTAAATGATTTTAATGTAATCAAATCTTTTAGAGAAGAGCATATTACTAAATATGGTTGTTTGTATTCTAATAAATCATAATTCTGTATTTCAGTTTTAAATTTATAGAATTTCATCTTTTTACTTAAAGGTCTATACACTTTGTATAATTCACCTTTAGAGTTAAAGAAACCATACATTAGTTTAGAATATATATTTTTCTCTTCTTCTTGTTTTTTTATAGTAAAATACTTTAAAGCTTTGATATTATGATTATTTAAATCAGCAGAACCTATATTGTATTTCAACCAGTATTTAGCATCGTTATCAGTCCATTCTCTTATCTCATAACCACTGCAAATCCATTTATTTTGAGCAAAACTTTTATTAATCTTTCTTATAGTTTTGTCTTTACAGTTATTATAGTCTTTCAGTATTTGATTTATTGCTGCGGGTAGAGATAAATTGAAAAGTTTAGATACTAATTTAATTTTATCACCAAAATTACCAGTTGAAAAGTCTTTATATAAATATTGTTTCTTTGTAACATTATCAAATGTAAAAGAATCTATATATATGCACATACTGGGTGTTTTATCATTCGGATTGAATATAGAATTGATTTGTATATTCTGTCCATTTAGTGCTTCTGGTAAATTAAGATAGTGTTCAAAAACCCAGTAATCAGGAACATTATTAATATCGGTAATTAAATTTTTACTGCTAATCATAATAAAAGAGGGGATTTATTCAACCCCCTCTATCTACTTTAAAAGAGGTCAAAATCATCATCATCATCTTCAGCATCGCTGCTAAAGTTAGAAATAGTTTTTGCTTTAATCTTAATGATATGTTCTTCTTCATTGAATTGAATCAATTTAGAATCTTCAACATCAAGATTTTCCAAAGCTAATTTATTTTTATTAAATTTTGGTAAAAATAAATTGTAATTGATGTAACCTTGGTTATTTTCCCATTCTCTACCAGCAATACAGATGTTAAAGTATTTACCGTTTTTGAAGATTTGATTAGCTTTTTTTACAAATTCTTCAATATTACCTGCAGTTATTTGATCCAAAGAATCACGCAAATCTAAAGCTTCTGCAATTTTCACTAACATTTTTAAGATCTCTTGATCTCTGTTAATTTCATTACCATTTTTAAGAACTGTGTCAGCAAATGGATAACGTTGAGAATTTACTCTTGCTACTTGACCTTGATATCTTGGACCATTTTCATTGTTAGAATCAATTAAAAATCCTTTAAAATCACCACCTACTGGTTCTGATTCAACTTCAAATACTAAATCATATGCATCTGAGTTGTATGGAGGCACTGATAAATAAACAGCATTGATTTTTACAACATGATTGCCTGGTTTTAAAACTGGGCTATTACCATTACTTGTTTTGATTTCTTTTGTACTTAACATAATTTCTAAATTTTAATTGTTAATTAATTTTCATACTCTTCAATAGCTGCAATTACTTGAGCTAAATCATTATCTATATATAAATTATCAAACATCCCTAAAGGTGTTTTACATGTATCAAAACCATTATTTTGTGTTCTGAATACATATTTTAATTCATCATTGACTTTTACCAATTCTGCATATAAAACCATAGAAAACAAACCTTCTAAAGTAAGGCTGTTATCTACCATATTACCAATAGTTTTAGCTTTTAACTTGTTATACCCATTGGTGTCTTTGATTTCTTCTAAATGTGTAAAGAAAAACACATATAAATCATCACGAAGTTTGATAGGTAGTCTTGCTAAATTAGCTAAATTTTTACCTATATCTGTAAATTTCTTAAAACCAGATTCATCAGCTCTATCAAAATATTCAAATGATGACATATATTGTAAATCATCAATAACAATATTCTTTATATGAGGCATTTCTTTACTGATATGCTTCAAAGTTTTCATAATAGAGCTAAAATTACTTGCTTTTGAAACATTACCATTAGGATTATCTGTTGAAATAAGAGTGTAATTCTTTCTCCAACCTTTAAATGGTAAGTTCTTGTTAGCTATATTAATAATGAATGTTTCTTGAGGGTTGAGATTTCTAATAGATGTACTCTTACCTCTACCTGACTCTCCAATAACTAAAATTGATTGTGCCATTAGATTTTTTTGTTTAAATTAATTAATAATTTTTCAATGTTTAAAAGAACATCGAGTGCTGTTCTTTTCTTATTTATAGACGCAGTAGAAATTACATTTTCTACAACATCATTTTTCTTGTTGACTTCAATTAGTTCACTTACAGGAACAATATAAGTTTCAAAACCTGAGCTGGATACATATTTTTCATATTCTTCTTCCCAATATGGATTGTGCTCATATTTATACAATATTCTTTCTCCTTCAATGTTGTAATCTCTATCTACAAACTCTACAAATATATCAATAGCTTTTTTCAATTCACTTGGAAAAAATCCTATATGCAGTTCATTTTTACCTCTTGGTTTATATGCCATTTTAGGCAAATAAAAACCATTGTTTTTTTCAAAGAAATCTTTATGATATTCTTTTAACTCATACAATTTCTGTTTTCTTTCTTCTACTTTCATATTTTAAACTTGTGTGTCAGGTGTTTCCATTTCATGAATTTCCATTTTTTCAAATACTGCTTTAAAGAAACTCATTCTTGGGTCACCGTTTCTGACTTTTAGAAAATGAAATACTAAAGTTCTATCATCTTTAATTATATATCTTTGAGGACCATAAAACTTTATTTTTTGTTGTGCTGGTCTATTCATACCAATTAACATATCTGCGTGCTGTAACATAGCATCTGAGCCAAATATATCTGATGTTAGAATATAATTGCCGTATTTACCATCAACAGCTCTATCAGGATTATCTACATTCCTGTTAAGTTGTGATAATGCTATTATAGTACAAGGATATGTTCTTTTAATATGGGTAAAAGCTTCACCTAATTCAAACAACATAGGCATAAAATTATTACCGTGTTTAGCATCTTTTTTAATAAGTAGGGTGTGGTCAAGAGTAATGATAGTTTTTTTACCCTTATGATATTCCATATACCTATCTATTTGATTTTTAAATTCAGATATAGTTACACTTTTATAAATAGTGTCAATAGGTAGTTGAATGCGTTGTTTTGCATACTCACTACAATATTTTATAACATTATCTGATATTTTACTATTAGCACTTAATAATTCTTTGTAAGTTTTACCTGTTATAGAACTAAATTGTCTTATAGCTGAAGTTTTTGGTAACATTTCAAAGTTAAATTCTAATACTCTAAAATCTTCATTTGGATTAAGATTGAAAGATTCTCTTATTATTTGATCTTTCAATAAAGTTTTACCTGAACCAGGTCTTGCACCAATAACTATAAGATTATTCCATTCTATACCATTAATACCAGCATCATTAAATTTAGGCCAAGGTGTGATGATTGAAGTTTCTTCACCACTTTTCCTTTTAAGCATGTAATTAATAGCTTCTTTATACGCTTGTTTTTGACCTTGCCATAAATTCATACAATCTTGTCTTTAAATAAATCATTGTTGTTCATGTTATAACCATCTCTAATCATGTCACAATAATCTGCAAGTTTAGAAAATTTAACTTTATTCTTGTCTTGTTTAGAAATGAAGTATAGACTGTTTTGCATGTACTGATAGTTTTCTCTTTTGTATTCTTCTATATACATTTTAGTAGCTCCTAATACTTCATCCCAAGTAAAATCATATTGTGAAAAGAACCATACAAAGTTTTCTGTCAAGCTTTTGACATTATTTCTTGAGGGTGAACCAGATGGTAGTTTACCTTTTGGAAACAATTCTCTATAATCATTTACTTTTTTGATGTAATTGATACCGAGTAAATCATTGATACTTTTAGATTTTTTACCTGAGAAGTAACTATCAATGCTGTTTATAACATTATTACCTTTTAAAGTAATCTTGTTATCTCTTATATAATCAAGTTTTACAAGTTTATTGTAATCATCTTGATTAAATGTTGTTACGCTAATTTTTTCTCTAATAGACAGCAATAAGAAAAATTGATTTGGAGACAAATCATTCTTTTGCACTAAATTGAATAATTCCCACATTGTGTTGATTTATAGTTCTAAAGATACGCATTTTTTACCATTTTATTTTTGATTTATTTAG